CATCAATTAATAAATTATTGCGATCTGATGCGGCTACTCATTTGGCCCCAAGACAGCAAATCATAGGTATTTATACAAAAAGTGATACTAAATTTATTTTAGGGAAACCTGAAATCCCATTAGATGTGTTTATAAACAAAGAAAATTATAACCTGAACGAATTATGTACTATTTTCAACGACTGTAGGTAGTTTGTTCTAATCATTTAAAAAGGCTCCCTCAGGAGCTTTTCAAAACGATTCAAAACATTGAAATAAAAGGATTTGTTTCAGAATACGTCCACAGATTGACCACATCGATACAAGAAGCCCCGTTAATGCGGGGCTTTGCTTATTATTTGTACAATGTCAAACTGACACATGATATCCTACATTTCTTAGCATCAGTAAACGAACTATGACAGATTTACTCCTATACTATGCAGCGATATTCTTACGGGTTGGAAAAGGTCAGTTTCTCTCCTGAGGTTGCACATTATTACTAAGTACATGACTAACATAGACTTTAGTAAAATAATAATTCCAATGAGGCTATCTGATATGTTTGAAAAATTAATACAAGAACTTAAATGCATGAATGAGATGTCTGTTTCTGTCGGAATAGAAACTGATGAAAATGGCTACATAGACAAGCAATGCCCTAACGAAAACTGTGAGTTTGTTTTTAAAGTTAATAAAGAGGACTGGGCTAATATTTTTAAAGATGAATCTGTTTGGTGCCCACTTTGTAGACATGAAGCACCTTCCGACCAGTGGTTTACATTACAACAAATCGAACACGCACAATCCGAAGCGTTAGCTATTGTTGAAGGTAAAATTGATAATTCTCTTCGCGAGGGGGCTAACCAGTTTAACCAACGCCAACGAAAAAACAGCTTCATTTCACTGTCAATGAAAGTGTCTGGAAGCCCGAAAAGGACGTTCACTATCCCCGCTAAGGCTGCCGATTTAATGCAACTTGAGATCCAGTGCGAAGCATGTAATTCACGATTTGCTGTTATTGGTAGCGCCTATTTTTGCCCCGCTTGCGGTCACAATTCAGTAACACGAACATTCCGAGATTCCTTACGTAAGATTCATGCAAAAAAAAATAGTATTGATGTTGTTAGGCGAGCTGTAATTGAATCAAGTGGGAAAGATGAGGCTGAACTTATGTGCAGATCACTTATTGAGACCTGCGTTAGCGATGGAGTAGTTGCTTTTCAAAAATATTGCGAAGGAATGTATGAGCAATTTGCAACCCCTCCCTTCAACGCGTTTCAACGTCTAGCACAATCCAATGAACTATGGAAAAACGTGTTTCAAAAAGGGTTTGAAACTTGGTTATCTGAAAATGAGATCAAATGTCTTGGCATTCTCTACCAAAAACGCCATTTGCTCGCACATAACGAAGGGATCGTTGACACAAAATATATATACAAATCCGATGATGAAACTTATAAAGAAGGGCAACGAGTAGTTATATCATCGAAGGATATTGATTTCTTGGTGTATTGCTTGGAAAAATTGGCTGATGGAATAGAGTTTGAATGCCACAATTTAAAAAAGCCTGATGATTAGGATAAAGCCCCGCATTTGCGGGGCTTTCTTTTGGTCACTGCCAGTGCATTTGTTGCTGGCCGGATGATGTCGGGTGAGGTGCCGCTGGTACTACTACCCCCGGCGATACAATAAAGCGCTCGACCGTCTCAGTGGTCACAAATGTCGCGCTGCAGTTGATGTTTGTGCACTGGTGATACCGCTCTTTGGTCGTGTCGGTAAAATAGCGACTTGTGCGGGCGTGAGCGGCAAAATGGCATTTTGGACAGTGAAACATGGCGAGCACCTCATTTAATTTCCGATGCGTTAATTTTACTCACTTTATCTTTATATAACAAATACTTAAAATCAAATCACTGCGTTAATTCTTCGCTTTCGTACTCCACGTCCGCAACCTTAACCTCAAGCTCTAAGCCCGTCGTGTAGCCGCTCCCGTTAAGGTTATGCACCACCCGGCTGATTATCCAAGCCTGCTCGTCTATGACGCGCTTAAACCCTTTCACCGCGATTGGCGTTTACATCATGTACGTGACCGACGCGGCGCAGAGCAGCACCGACGTTGAGGCGCTGCGCTCCGCGATGCGCGACTCGAAAGGACTCGGGAATTTTAAAAACCTGTTTTTCTATGCCCCGAACGGAAAGCCGGATGGCATCAAGATCGTGCCGTTGAGTGAAGTCGCCACGAAGGATGATTTTTTTAACATCAAGAAGGTGAGCGCCGCTGACCTGCTCGATGCGCACCGCGTGCCGTTCCAGCTCATGGGCGGCAAGCCTGAAAATATCGGCTCGATGGGCGATATCGAGAAGGTGGCACGGGTATTTGTGCGTAACGAGCTGACGCCGCTGCAGGAGCGGTTTAAAGAGATTAACGATTGGTTAGGAATGGAGGTGATCCGCTTTAAGGATTACAGCATCGAGACCGACTAAACCCGCCCCAAATGCCGCCTACGGGCGGCAGATCCCCGGTCCTCATCAGACGCCGCACAAGCCACGCAATCCCGCCGCCGCTTACGATTCAACCTCCCCCCTCAGCGCGCCACCACGACGCGCACAGACGCGCAAAATAAATCCTGTCACCACGTCTGGCGCGCAGTGCTATCCCCGCCTCGCCTGCGCGCTTAACTTGTCATTTCTAATGCAAGTGCATCAGGAGTCGCACGCCAAGCCATTACAGGGGCTGGCTTGAAAAAACCGAATTTCAAAACTAATGCAAAATAATGCAACTAGGGCTTGCAGTACTTAAATACATAAGCGCCCTAAAAAATTTGAAAGTGGTAAGCATTTCAAAGCACTACATGAAATAAAATTCTTTCATAAACAGCATCGAGCTAGTAACCTTTCGATTTTTTTAGGCTCCCCATTACAATCGTGCCGCAATCCAAAATTTGATAAGTAAATCACACTTCTAGCATTATCTTCCCAAAGTCAGCCAAAATCAAAAAAACCTTTAGCTCAGAAGTTTACTTTAAATAAAAACCTTCACTTTTTGATAAAAATCACAATTATTTGATTGAAAGCACTGAGCGAAGCTGTTTAATATGATTTATTAGCTTCCAGTGTTGTTTTCTCATTTAACAACGTTTCCTTTAATAACGTATCCTTCCGCATTAAAAAATGCTAAATTGACATGAAAATCAATCACCTAAAAATGGATTAGACTATGAAAAAAAATGAGTGCGTTTTTTGTAAAAAACAGCCCCCTGAAATTCACCTAACTCGTGAGCATGTTCTGCCTGATTGGATGGGCGAAAAACTCAAGGCGGATAAAACACACGGTTTTGTTAGCAAAGTTTCAGGAAAGAAAATTGACAAAAGGGAAGTTAATGGAACAAGTATCCTAGATGTAACCGTAAAACGCGTATGTAATATATGTAATAATGGTTGGATGAGTAAAGAACTTGAGGAACCACTAGCTAAGTACATTGAATTAATGGCAAAAAGCCAGCACACAACATTAGACGTTAAAATCCAAAGTACGTTGGCATTATGGGCCTTTAAAACAGCACTAATAAGATCACTTATTAATGGTAACGAAGCAACTATTAGTGAGTATTTTGATATTGTCTATCATCGAAAAATCCCTAAAAACACTCATATATGGTTAATTGATTGCAGTGCTAACCGAACACTTTATAGAACAAGACATATTTGGTTTAAAGACAAAAATAATAATTGCATTGCGTTTAGCTCAACTCTTGTAATTTTAGGATTTACGTTGCAAGTATTGAGTTATCTAGAAGAAAAACCTGTGCAATTTAATCTTAATTTCCTTAACAATCAAATACCTAATGCGTCAAGAAAAATATGGCCACTTCAACAATCGGCTCAGTTAAAATGGCCTTTACCTGAAAGCATCAATATCGACCCTGTATTCTTACCTGAATACATTCTAGGTCCATCACCTTTGATGAACCTGAGTACACATCTGTAGTTAGGATCAATATTTTGGTTAGGCATAGTAATTCACCGAATAACTCGTAGCAGGCATAATACTATACAGACCTTCATTTTCCTTTATGTCATTCGCTTACATTATCATAATGATAACAATAGTGTTGATTCAAAATAACACTGTTTTTTGGAGCAAAACCTATTTCATCTTGTTTATTGCTTATGTAAATTCCACAGTTATTGACAGGACTCCGAGGCGCGGCAATGCCGCTTTTTAAAGTCAAAGGCTCAACGGCCAAAAGCTTTGGAACAATGCGCCATTCGGCTGTCCGGGTAACACGTACCAGCTCAGAGCCCAAGTGCGGGGCGTAGATGCCCACAACTCTCTCAATATCCTCTTCGTAGGCGTTGACCTCATCAGTCACGTTACGGGCCACACGGACGGTCTGACTATCGCGTGGAACATTCGCCCCACCCTGCGCTTCGATATACAGGTCAAATTCACCTTCATCAGCTGCAGCTCTGGCCGCTTCGACACGCTCATCGAATTCATCAGCAATGCTTACCCCGCGAGGCAGTTTGCGCAGTTCGCGATATGCGCCCATCGTCGGCAGGCCAATTGATTTAAATTGCGGGATACGCCATGTTGACGCCCATGCGGTTACCGCTGATGCGGTATCGGTTAGAGGCTTGCCGGTGTCGTGATCGACCTGACCATCGAGCGCGTAACCATCGATATTCTTCGCGATGTATTTTGCAATGTAACCAGCTGCGCCACCTTGATTGAGGTGCTTCGCTTCAAAGCGCTGTGCTACAGCGCCTTTTTCATCGCCATCTTCTTTTAATGCATAACGGCGCATGATTTCGGTGATGTGTTTGCGTTGCTCTGGTTTGCAAAAAAGCATCATATGCCAGTGCGGAGTCCCGTCATGATGCGGCTCAACAACACGCATCCCGTAGACCTGCAGACCGTTATCTTTAAAAGCTGTACGCATCAGGCTCCAGATGCGGCACAAATACCGCTGTCCATCCTTGGGCGTAAAGGCGGTTTCATTCCATCCGTGGTTAAGCTGCACCGTCTTTTTGTCGCCCTTTCCAACCTGACGTGTCGGATGATACTTCGACGGCGTGGTGATAGTGATAAACATCCCGACGTCACCCTGACCGGCCGCATAGCGTTCAATCCCTGCGATAGTATTCATCAGTTCCATACGACGGATTTCGGGGTTTGAAATACTTCCCATAACTTTGCTGATGAGATCGATGCGCTCACCGGTGACTTTGTTTTCCAAGTCACACGACTTCAAGTATTCGAAATTAGCCTGACGGCGAGAATGTACATCACGGATCGCCGTTTTGCTGGCGTATGGGGAGCGGTCTTTATTCACCTCACCGGCGGCAATCAGCAAAGCCTCGTGCCAGCGCATACGCTGCGCCTTAAACTGGTTAATCCACCATTCATCGTTAATCAGACGAGCGATAGCGGAAAATGCCTGGCGGATCGTGATTTGCCCTTTGCGGTATTTCTTCCAGAACATTGGGGTGATGTTGAATGCACGAGCTGCACCGGCAACGTGACCATATAAGTGCGCCTGCGCTTCATCGGTGAAAAGGGTTTCTTTACCGCCATGAGCATCTGCCCATGCGTCGCTAAGTTCCTCATAAGCAACATAGAGCTGCGAAGCAATACGAGCAGCAAATTTTTTGAGCGCTTTGTCACTCATACCCGCTAATCGTGAATAGCTTTCGCGCTCGCTCAGAAAGAGAAGCGATGCAGTCTCGTTCATTCCATTTAACTGATTAACCCGCTCAAGACGCGGCCCCACCCTTTGCTCAACGGTGTTCTTGAGGAAATAGAAACCATGAAGTGGGCTTTTAGTACGACGGATGAAGTCATACCGCGAGTTAAACAACGTTTTTAAGACATATGGTAGGCGATTAACTTTACCTAAAACACCTTGCACCTGACGGTATTCGCCACGTGTAAGGGGTCTGTCGCGGCCTATAGCCTCTTTGTTGACATTATTCCAGGGATAAGCACCAACGAATGAATCACTGGTGCCCTTCAAAAATGGTGGTGGTGGCGAGGGGGCAATACGCCCCCGAGATTCGATGGACATACTATTTAAAGGCGTCCAGACATTGCTTCCCCAGGCGTTCAATGCGAGCTTCCAAAGCTGAGAAGCCAATAAGATCGCTGGTCAAAAGATCATGTAATACCAAGCCTGAGATAAGCTTAGGGATCGTTGGGTAGTAACCCACAACGTCCAACCATTCCTTACCTTCATTCTTACCGGATGTAGCGGTCTTTTTTTCCTGCAAAATGAATTGATAGCGGTCACTGGTGATCACGTACTGGTTATTTATCTCGATGCGTATGCTCATTCTGGCTTCCTTTTAAAAGTGGTTAGCCTGCTCAATCGAAAATTGAGTTATGCAGATTTGCCGACTCTTGACCTAATAACTCGATAATCTCGGTACGATTGAGCTCAGACTTGCTGATATGCGCGATAAGCCCGTCAAATCGTGATGAGAATCGTGTCGCGAGGTCGCGCTGTGCTTCGTTTACTGCCTGCTCCAGAAGAGCGGAAAACATGCCACCTGATGCTGTAATTTGTTTTTGCATTTGCCTATCTCCGGACAAAAGGAGTCCCCACGCTGTAAGGCGCGTAATTAGTCGAATCCAGATTAATTAATGTAAATACTGCTCAGGTTTTACCGAGGTTAAAATGGTTGGTGCGTACTCAAATAGGCTAAACAGCTCTCGCAAAGCCCTGAAAAGTTTGTCACGCCAATAACAGTCCTCTTCATTCAAACGCCAGTGCGGCATCATAAACTCCTGCTCTGTCAGTCCCGCATGAAGATACAGTGAGCGCCTTTGACTAACGGTTAGGCGACTGATGAAAATTGCTTTTGACTCGCCAAATTGTCGGCGCCGGGCAAATGCAGTTCTCAATTCATCAAGCGCACAAACAAGACGCTCACGATCGGCTTCGGTCATTTCCTCTAAGCGCATGAGAGAGTGACGCTGTTTTAATTGTGCGTGGAAACAAACCGTAAGACGCTCCCGCTCCATCATCTGATTGTAAAAATCGCAAGTGTCCTGCCAGCGAGGCTGAGCCAGATACTTGCAGACCAGACCGCGAAGTGCTGTTGGTTGTTTCTGGATCACATCAAGTGTCATTACCGTCATAACCACAGTCCTCTCTTTTTGACCAAGCAACGAAGCTTCTCGATAACACCCGTCTTACGGGTTCGGATGATGATGCCCTTGCGTCCGCGACCGTGAGTGATAGTGAAGTTAATCGGATTAGGGCTTTCTCTTCGAAGCAACTGTGCAATGCAACGAGGTTCATTCTTCATACTGGCCCCCCTAATCCGAGCCACATCAGCCAACCATCGCGAATCTCTTTAGGACGGCTGTCATAAGCCATCTTCATTCCTTTGTTCCATGCTGGCAGGTAGACCCAATATTCCCCTGCGCGCCCACTCGTTGACTGCGGATCAGTCATCTCGACTACAGGCAGCTTGCCCTTCTCAATCATGCCTTTAACGGCTGCGGGTGTTTTACCAATAAGACGGGCAAACTCCTGATACGGGACCGCATCCGTGCTACTTACAAGCTGGTTGTTCATCTGTTACGATTCTCCTTTAGTGCATTTAATTGCTCATAAAGGGCTTTAATTGCCTATAGCCAAAACCCCTAAAAAGGAATTTATTTCCTTATAAGGGAATAATCATCGTATGGAGGATTTATGTCAACCCCGATAAATGAAAAAATCAAACTCATCAGGGAGTCAGAACGATTAAATAGAAAGGAAATCAGTGAGTTAACTGGAATAGCATATGGTTCATTTTGTGGATACGAAGCTGGGGATAAAAAACCGGGTGTCGAGCCCATAATGAGAATCCTTCAACATCCTCGTTTCACAAAGTACACCTTATGGTTTATGACTGACCAAATAGCACCTGAAGCTGGGCAGATTGCACCGGCTCTCGCGCACTTTGGGCAGCAGACAACAACGTCACCCCACTCAGACCAGAAAACTGGCTAACCATTTACGGCGCTTTTTTGTGCAATAAATGCACAGTGAGTTTTTGCTATCTAAATCAGGAAATTGAAGTACGCAGTAACATCATCGGGAGGCTTTATGTCTGTTAAAAAGCTCGATGATGGTCGATATGAAGTGGACATTAGACCGACCGGGCGTAATGGAAAACGCATCCGTCGGAAGTTCGACAAGAAAAGCGAGGCGATGGCTTTTGAAAAGCATACTCAATATAACCATCACTCAAAGGAATGGCTTTCAAAACCAACGGACAAACGCCAATTGTCGGAACTGAAAGAGTTATGGTGGAAGCTGAAAGGTAAACATGAGGAGCACGGTCAATCGTATCTCAGGAAAATTGAGCGTTTCGAAACGATGACCGGTAACCCATGCGCTTTCCAGATCACCAAGAGCCTGATAACGCAATATTGTGCTCAACGCCGGGCTGAAGGTATTAAGCCAACTACCATCAACCGCGATCTGATTACATTAGGTGGGATGTTTACTACCCTGATTGAGTCAGAAATGTATAACGGCGAGCATCCGTTTAGAGGGTACAAAAAACTGAAAGAGCAGACTGCCGAAACGGGCTATCTCACTCTTGAGGAAATTGAAGCCTTGCTGGCAGCGCTATCAGGAGATAATCGTAAAATTGCCGTCTTGTGTCTGAGTACCGGGGCAAGATGGGGTGAGGCTGCAAGGCTGAAAGCGGAGAACGTGATTCATAACCGGGTGTCTTTCGTTAAGACGAAAACCAACACACCGCGCACGGTCCCGATCTCTGATGACGTTGCGGCTTACGTAGTCGGCAAAGCACGAGGCTTTCTGTTTCCTGATGCCAGTTATGCTGAATTCAGGCGAATCCTCAAAGAAGTTAAGCCCGACTTACCGGCGGGGCAAGCAACACATGCGCTACGACACTCTTTCGCCACGCACTTTATGATTAACGGGGGCAATATCATCACACTGCAGAGGATCTTAGGTCATACGAAAATTGCGCAGACAATGGTCTATGCGCACTTCGCTCCTCAGTACCTGCAGGACGCGATTTCGCTTAACCCGCTGAAGGGTGCTAATGGTGGTAAGAGTGTCCACAATGTGTCCACACCCTAGCCGCTTTTTATGGCTTTTGGCTGCTAGTAGTAAAACGTGAAGCCTTGTCTGGCGCGGCTTTCCAGCTACGCCAGACATTAAAAAGGCTCCCTCAGGAGCCTTTGATTCATCAATGCAGCGACGCCAACCTCGCCGCAAATCCAACAAACAACAGCCCTATCAGACCGTTCCCGAGCTTTGCCAGTTTCTTTTTGGTTTTCAGGT